TTTTGTGGGATTTCTTGCCTTTGTCGCTGTATGTCAAGGTGTTTCTACTGGTATTGATTTCTTTGCGTCTAAGTCAAAGAAGCCTTTACCAAAGGAAGTTATGACCATTGACCAGATTGCCAAGTTCGTAGTAAGTGAAGCCGCTACGCTCGACATTTCAGGTGCTGAAAAGAAAGCTAAGGCGGTTGAAGCTTTGCTGAACCAAGCACAAAAGGAAAACAAGCCCCTTACCGAATCCGTAGCTAAGGGAGCTGTCCAACACGCATATGACCAAATGCAAGCTGATCAAGAAAAGGCTACACAAGATGAAGATGACAATGCTCAACCAATTGGTTTTGTAAGCGGTGATGATTCTGATGACAAAGACTAGATATAAGACGTACAACGAGTACGTTTTTGAATCTTTTGGAAAATCGTTTGAAAACCAAACGATTGCCAAAAGAAACCAAATGAAAGGCGGTGAAAAAGATGTCAAACTTAACCGTATCAAAAAGAAGTTTGGGTGCTGATGTCGCAAACTACCAATCAGAAAACGTAAGCTACGCCGGCATTAAATTTGCATTGATTAAGCTTACACAGGGCACTGGCTATATCAACCCAAAGGCAAAAGCTCAAATCAAGAGTTCACTTGCTCATGGGCTTTTAACCGGCGGCTACTTTTATGCTACACACTCTGGCTCTGTATTAAAAGCACGGGCAGAAGCTAAGTACGCTGTTGAAAAGGCGAAGGCCTACGGCATCCCTCTTGGTTCGTATCTTGCGGACGACTGGGAGCAGGGCAGTGGCAACGACGTCACCGGCGCTGTTGGTTCAAACACTGATGCTGTCATAGCAGCTATGCAAGTGATCAAAGAAGCAGGATATAAGCCGCTAGTATATGCTGGTGCTTATGTATTGCGTAACCGTCTCAACACAGCTCGAATTGTAAAGTCATTCGGAACTTGTTTATGGGTAGCTTCATATAAAGTCATGGGTCGTCAAGATTCCGCTGACTTTAATTACTTCCCATCCATGGACGGTGTTGCAATCTGGCAATTTACCGATAACTATAAGGGGTATAACGTTGACGGTAATATCTGCTTGATCGATTTAAAGGCTAATTCAGGTAGTTCTAAGCCAAAATCAACGAACAAGAGCGTAGAATCGCTCTCTCTGCATCCCGTTGTGAAGTGGAATATTGGTGCTGTCGCAGTAGTATCTAATTCAAAAGGTGCTTATGTCTACACCAGTTCAAAGTTAGACAAGCGGGAATCTGACAAGCTAAAACCACAAGGATCAATGTGGCAGGTGTTCGGCTTGGAAAACGGTGCCGTCAAAGTTGGCAAGAACCAATACTTCGATGGTCGTGCCGTCTATGTCAAGACTAACCCGATCGCATACAACGATGCCAAACATGGCGTTGCCAAGATCGTGATGCCACATACTCACGCCTTAGATGCACCAAAGGCAGACGCTGGGAAAGTCTACGGCTTGGAACTTAACTCAAAAGTTGAGATTCAAGGGCGTGTCGGCAGATTCCTACGTATCAAAGAAAAGCACAATGGCAAGACCGTCTACGTCACAGGCAATCGTGCCTACATCGTGCTATAGTAATAATGATTGAAATATAAAAAGGAGTGTGAAGAACACTCCAAATGCCGCAAGAGCCGCTCTGGGAGATTTTTCCTGGAGCGGCTCTTTTTTGTGTTATGGTATAATAAAAAGAGTAGTGGTATTATCCGCTTGCTCTCCTGGTTTTACTTCATGAACTTTTTAATAATCCATGAAGCAATTACAGTGGCTAAAATACTTGAAAAAGTAGTAGCCATAAAAGCTGTTATGGACATGAAAGTAACACTTTCTAGACTGTGATAATTTGGAATTGGTGGGGTTCCACACAGCCATATATATTTTAGCAAATTTTAAAATGAGAACAAAATATTGGAACAATGTTCATTTTTAATATATAATAGTGGTGGACATGAAAGGATACACTTTCGTTTAAAGCCCCAAAGCTGGTTACTTTGGGCATGTGTCTAGCCGTCTAGTCGGTGCTTGGCTCTTGCTGATCTGCTGTCACAAGAGCTTTTTTTATGTTCAAAATAAATATATTTTAGTTAATTTTATTTTTTTATTGCATTTGTCCCGATATCGTGATATTATAATAAGTGAAAGGAGGTAAAGATATGTCAAAGAAAAAAGGCAAAAAGAAAAAGCCCACTCGTGATGAGACTTCCGAAAAGATCGCTAAGTATGCGATGATCGGAGCTTGGAGCTATCCAGCCTACGAACTTATCAAACAACTAGGGCGAATAGTTCTAACACTTGTCAAACACAAGTAAGCTTTAAAGAGGGAATCCGAGAGGCTCCTCTCTTTGACATATCTAATTATACCATGACACACAAACAAAAAATGCATCGTTATTTAGCTTGGAGTGTAGTTGCTATTCTATTAGGATTACTAATTAAAATGATAGGAAGTGCATTCTAGTGATTAACTTAAATAGTCCAGATATTATGGAAGCAAAAGAAGCAGCAAGAATCTGGGGCGTATCAGAGAGCTATGTTAGAAAGACCATTAGTCAGTCACCTCAAAAGTTTCCAGAAGGAACAGTGCGTAAGTTTGGAAAGCAATGGGTTGTTACCACTGAGGGTATGGAACATGCTACTGGTAAAAAAGATCCTAGAAAAGTGTTATAATCAAATTGCCTATTGAAATATAAAAGAAGAGGGGTGAAATACTCCTCTAAATCTATCAAGAAAGCCACCTTGGGAGAAATCCCAGGGTGGCTTTTTTATTTTACTCATGATATAATTTTTAACATCTCTTCTGAGATAACATCAAATTTTGAACCTTTTGATTTATATTGATGTTTGCTCCACGGTTAATTTCGTGGGGCTTTTTTTCTTGTGGTATAATATATTTATATTACTGCACGACTATTCATTGCGAATACAGAAAAAGGGAGGAACCGAGTTGGTTCTTCCCATTTCTGTTTTTACGTAATTTGCGGAAAATTTACGGAAAAAAGCTTATTACTATTTTTGATTTATGATGATTCAACAAATAAAAAATGCGTGCTTACTGTCTATGATGACCTATGATTATAGTATCTTAATTTGGTATGATTGTGGCGATGTTAGTTAATTTGTTCTTAAAGAACCCAATGGTTAGTTACATTTTCTCGTTTATTGCAGTGATTATTTTTACAGTTTTAACCGCTTGGGATGCACAAAGAATGAAGAATATTTACTTACAATTTGGTGGAGAAGTTTCAACCAATGGCTTAGCAGTTCTGGGTGCCTTGTAGTTATATCTAGATTTTGTCAACCTGTTCTTACAGTTCCTAACTATTTTTGGTTATAACGATGATCAGAACTAGGTAATTCAAAAGCGTAGTACTAGTTAAATATTCTTGGACTATTAAGGAGCATATTCAATATTACAAAAAATGGAGCTATTAAAAAATAGCTCCATTTTTGATTTACTTTATTTGTTTATTTAGCGAAATCATTTCTAATAGACTCTGAGCAGTAGAGGAACCTTCATTGCCAGCTTTTAAGCCGGATCGTTGCAAGGCTTGATCAATATTCTCAGTGGTTAAAATACCAAAAGTTATTGGGACTTCTGCTTTAAGATTCATCTGCATAATTGCGTTTGTAACATTCTGAATAATCATGCTGTAATGATCAGTCTCACCTTTAATGACAGCGCCTAAAGTCATAATACCATCGTAGTTATTTGAATTGAGAAGCTTATTAGCAGTAAAACCAATTTCAAAAGCACCTGGGACCCAATAGATATCGATCTGATCTTCAAGTACTCCAAATTGCTTTAAAGTAGCAATAGCACCGTCAACTAAATGATGGGTAACGGTTTCGTTAAACTTGGATGCTACAATTGCAACGTGATAATTATTGTTTTTAAAATTTCCTTCATAAATATTCATTTCTGTGTTCCTCACTATAGTGCTTCTAATAAATGATGGAATTTATCTCGTTTAGTTTCTAAATAGTCATGATTTACCTTATTAGCAGGAATTTCCAAGGGAATTCTTTTTTCAATAGTAATACCGTTATTTTCTAGTTGATCAATTTTATCAGGATTATTAGTAAGCAAATTGATATGACTAATACCTAGATCTTTTAAAATCTTGGCAGCAATAATATAATTTCGTTCATCTGGCTTAAAACCTAAAATTTCATTTGCTTCATAAGTGTCATAACCTTGGTCCTGTAAACCATAAGCTTTTAATTTGTTAATTAATCCAATTCCACGTCCTTCTTGTCGTAAATAAAGAATTATGCCACTACCATTTTTATTCATTTGCTTCATGGCAGTATGTAATTGATCACCGCAATCGCAGCGCATTGAGCCAAACGTATCACCAGTAAGGCATTCTGAATGAAGACGTACTAAAACTGGCTTTTTAGGATCAATCTTTCCTTTAATAATAGCTAAGTTTTCATTGGCGAAAGCCTTAATTTTGAAATTGCCATATTTAGTGGGAAAATTTACAAACTCTGAGCGTTTACTCACAGGACTATTAATATATTCTTGTAGTTCTGCAATTGTTAAAAATGGTAAGTGATATTCTTTAGCAATTTCTTTCAGTTGGGGACGACGAGCCATATGGCCATCAGCTTTCATAACTTCACAAATATATGCAACTTCTGGTTCGCCAGCAAGATGAGCTAAGGCAATAGAAGCTTCTGTGTGACCATTACGATTCTTGATTTGATCATCTTTAGCGACTAATGGAAAACAGTGACCTGGTCTAAAGAAGTCTTCTGGCTTGGAAGTAGGATCAGCAATTGCCTTGATAGTTGCCGCACGATCATAAGCAGAAATACCAGTAGTGGTGGTTTTGTAATCAACACTGATTGTAAAAGCTGTACCATATGGATCAGTATTATTTTGTTCCATTTGGTAGAAATTTAAACGTTGGGCAATTGTTTTGCTTACAGGGGTGCAAAGTAAGCCACGAGCATGTTTGGTCATAAAGTTAACATTTTCAGGAGTAACTTTAGACCCTAAGCCGATCATATCACCTTCAGATTCACGATCTTCATCATCAGCAACAATCACTAAACCACCATTTTTCATCCATTGAATTGCATTTTGAATTTTTTTTACGTCCATTTTAAATTCTCTTTTCTAAATTTTTAGCGACATATTTACTTAAGATATCAGTCTCAATATTTACTTCTGAGCCGACATTTAACTTACTTAAATTTGTTTCATCTTGTGTATGAGGAATTAATCCAACTGAGAAAACATTATCATGTGTATCCATTACTGTTAGCGATACGCCATTAATTGCAATACTACCTTGTGCTACAATCTGATTTTTTAAGCGAGTAGGAAAGGCAAACCAAACTTCAATAGCATTTTCGTTAGTCCTGATTTCCGTAACTTTGGCAATATCATCAATATGTCCAGTAACTAGATGACCTTCTAATCTTTGTCCGACCTGTAGTGAACGTTCAACATTTAATTGGGCATTGATATCCAAATTCTTAAAAGTAGTTTTCTGATAAGTTTGTGGCATCATCGTTACTACAAAAGAAGTATCAGTGTATTGCTCAACAGTTAAACAGGTTCCATTAACTGCAATTGAATCGCCAATTTGCAAGTTTTTAGTAAAGTCGGGCTGGCAAGCAACAGTCATAACAATAGTTTCATCGTTTTTATCAATAGCAGCAATTCGTGCGTCGCCGCGTACTAGACCACTAAACATTAATTTCACCTTCAATTCTAAAATTATCATCCAACTTTTCAGCACGTAAATTATGTAAAGTTGTTTTGGAGCTGGGTGAAATTCCTAGCTTTCCTTTTTGACCAAGTAAAATTGGACTTATGTAAGTAATTAAATTGTTTACTTGACCTTCGGCTAGCAAGGCATTAGCTAGGGTAGGACCACCTTCAACATAAACCGACTGGATCTCTTCATTGGTCAGTTTTTTTATGACTTCGGTGATTGAAGCGTTTTTCATCAAAAAAATTGAGATATTTTCATTATGTGGAGTCTTAGCTAAGCTTGTATTTTGAGTAAAAATCCAAGTTGGACTTAACTTATCCGTTAATAACTTAATATTTAAATGATTCAGTAATCTACCACGTCGATCTACTATTATTCGAATGGGTGGAAAATCCGTAGTGACAGTAGTCAGTAAACTAGGATTATCGATAATGGCAGTATTTGATCCAATCATGATGGCTTGATAATTTGCGCGCTCTCTATGTACTCGCTGATAAACAGTTTCATTTGTTATTTGAGTGCGAATATTTTTAGCCTCATTAATTCGATAATCTAAGCTGACCGCCTGTTTCAACGTTATCCATGGATGATTATGTTGGTAGAAGTAAGTATAAAACTTGTTTAGCTTCTTTGCTTGATCTTCTAATACGCCAACCGTTACTTGAATATTGTGTTGCCTTAACTTGGCAATACCTTTACCCGTTACTAGTTGATGTGGATCTACTTGCGCAATTACCACTCGTTTAATTTTGCTAGAGACAATTAAATCAGAGCAGGGTGGCTGCTTACCATAATGACTGCATGGTTCTAGAGTAACGTATAGGGTTGAATTAAATAATTGTTCTGGAGTTAGTTTTGAAATAGCATCACGCTCAGCATGATAATAACCATAACGAATATGATGACCTGTAGCCAAGATATTGCCATCTTTAACGATGACAGCTCCAACCATGGGGTTCTTCCATGTTTGATAGAGTCCTTTTTTCGCTTCTTGGATAGCTAATTGCATATATGCTTCATCACTGTTTTCCATTTCTTTCACTTCCTAACAGAACAAAAAAAGAACCTCGAAGAATTACCTCGAGGTTCTAACTAACATTCAAAAAATAATTTAAGTACAGTTCCTACTATCAAAATAGAAAAGAGCACAGCAAAATTATTCTTCTTCCATCTAGACTCTAACTATCGGTACCATTAAAGGATTCAACCGCTTATGCGGGTTGCGGACTTTACCGCCGGTCGGGAATTTCACCCTGCCTCGAAGAACATTATTTAATTCATTCTTAGAATAAAACCGCTTTCTAAATTTGTCAATAACTTTTTTAATTAGAAAAATTCCAAAGGTGATAAAATACGCTAAATCTTTTTGAAATTCCTTTTAGTGATTATTGAGGGTTCTATAATAAAATGAATTAACAAAAGCAACTAATGAACACGAGAGTGATAAAATGAATACCAACAAATTAACTGAATTACTTAATAAGATGAATGAGTATCGTCCCTTAGATCAAGCACAGGTAAAGGCTCTAGAACAAGTCAAAAAAGAGACAAATTTATAGGATACGCGTGGTGCTAGTTAAAT